CAGGAACCCAGCCGAATGGCAGCACGATCTGCATTGACGGGTTAGTGCCGCCTACGGCGTAGCCGCCAGTGTACAGAGGGCGGTCGTAATTGGTGAGGAGATTATTAAGTACTGTGGTCAGCGCAGACAGTGCCGTGCTGGGGCTCGCGCTACCGTCGTTCGGGCTGTAGTTCTTCCCCGTGAGCATATGGCACATCGCCGTCACGAATATGGATAGTTGATAGAATATTTTATTCGCCAATATGCTGGCGAATACTCCGCTGACCATGCCTCCGCTGCGCTGCGTGTCGGAGGCGTAAGATGTGTCCGATTCCTGATTCGTGGCGTTGGGGTTGATTTGAAGGAAATTAGTGCTGCCAGACATTTTAGTCCCACCTTCCAATGTCGAACCCGGCTACAAACGTTGGGTTGAGGTTATCGAAGCCAAACAAGGGCAGAATGGCGAAGGTATAGATAAACTCCACGGTCTGCGCTCGCGGCACGATCAGGCCGTTCGTAATCATCTGCTGCTGGATCGGCGAGAACGATCCGACCAGGAAGATAGTGGCCGTCATATTCTGATTGTCCGTGACGAAAATATAGCCGCCCGGAAACAAAACTTGCCAGTCATTCCACAAAGTGGAGTTCGCGCCCATGTACTGCCCGTTGAACTGGTTCTGAATGGCGCGGGCCTGCAGCAGGATGCGGTAGTCGTCGTCCCCGAGCGTGCCGCTGGGCGCCGCCGACGTAACGGCCACGCCCGTAAGGTGCGTGCTGGCGAACACGGCAGTAAAGCTGGTGCCCTGCACGATGGCCGTCGGTATTACCGTCTCGGGGCTGCCGCCGCCAATGCTCAGCGGCGAGCCGATCTGCATGTACGTCGTGTTGTTCACCGTGACCGTCTGGCTGCCCGTGGCGCTTATGGCCTCCGTGGTCAGGGCGCTCACGCCCACGGGCGTAAACGGCAGCTCGCGGCTTGCGCCGATCACCACGCCCAGCGCGTCCAGCTGCACGCCCACGGCTGTAGCCAGGTTGAACGCTTCGCTCAGCGAGTTCGCGCAAGCCGCCGCGTCCAAGAACGGCTGCAGCCACGCCGCCGTCATCGCCTTCAGGTTGGGCGCGTTTTGGTACTGGCTGGTGAACAGCCCTAGGTAGTACGCGAGTGAGGGTTGCACCGGAGCGCTCATACAAAGGTAATGACTACATCCGCCGCGACGCCCTGCGGAGCCTGGTAAAAATCCAATGATATGTCCGTGTTCGTGGTTGGGGTAGCCGTCACAGCGAAGAAGAAGTTGGCCGCGCGCACGGAGTACGTGGGCGGCGTGCCGATAGGCGGGTTGATGCTGTTGGCCGCGGCCACTAGCTCGCCGAAACTAATCACGCTTCCCAGCTGCAGGCCGTTCAAGTAGGCCGCCACAGCAGCCTGTATCAGCGGGCCCGTCACGCCGCTGCTCCCGGTGATGATGTGCACGTCCATGCTGACGTAGATGGTCTCCAGCGCGGGCGTCGCGAAGTCGATGTCTATGGTGATTCCGCTCAGCGGGTCCGTGATGGGCACGCTCACTAGCGTCCCGCCGGTGCTGCCGTTGGTCAGCACGCCGATGCCGCGGTTGTTGTATATGGCCGTGGCCACGGCCAGCGCAGTGCCGCCCTGCACCACGGCGCTGATGCTGTGCGCCGGGTTGCCGAAACCGTCCGTGGTATTGGTGAAGTTCTCCAGCACGATGTAGCGCAGCACGCCCGGCACGGCGGCGATCGCTGCGATGGTGCCGTCCAGCAGGTCCACGCTGGGCAGCTCCGTGCTCAGCGCCTGGCGCACCCGCAGCTGCGCGTCCGTCTCGGCGGCGGTGCCCACGCTGGGCAAGTTGCTGCCGTTGGTCACGCTGGTCCAGCCCGCCGTGGGCGTGGCGATGACGGTGAGCTGGCTGGCCAGCGCGTTAACCGCCCCGGCCTCCTGCGCCTGCGCCACCACGCTTACCGTACCTCCGCCGCCGATGGTCACGCTGGCCGGAAGGTTCCACAGGTCCCCGGTGGCCGCGTTCTGTATAACGCCGTTCGCGACTACGGCCCCCGCCGCTCCGGTGAGCGTGACGGCGCAGGTGCTAAAGCTGGCGGCCTTGCGCTGCAGGCCGTTGATTGCCACCACGGTGCTCAGCCCCGCGCCCACGGCGGTGGCCGGGGACTGCTGGTTGTAGGCCAGTTGCAACGCGGCGCAGAAGTCCGCGGCGGCCAGCGCCAAAATCGAGTTCTGCTGGTAGTCGGCGGAGTCGTTCCCCAGGTACACGTTCTGCCCGTAGATGGTCTGGAAGCTGGCCAGGAAGAAGGCCAGGATGTCCGCGTAGGACGGAATGCTGAGTCCGGCGGGGCCTACGCTGGGCGGCTGGTAGGACATTAGGGCAGGGCTCCGGACGGCGGCTGGGGAACGTTACTTACCTGGAACTGGCCGAACTGCGATTGGACCACTGCGGAGTACGCGAAGGGCTGCCGCGTCACGGAATTAAAGCTGGTGACTACGCTGCCGATGCTGACGATGTAGGGCGACCCCAAGATGCGAGCCGTTATGAGCAGGCTGCTCTGCTGCTGGCTTACCGGGGCCGCGCTCTGGCCCAGGATGCTTTGGAACAGTGGCAGCCCGTCGTTCGTGGCCGCCCACCATTCCCCCTCGAAAAGCTGTAAGCGGGTCAGCACCGCCTGCGCCACGGCGGCCAGGTCCGCAAGGTAGTTCAGCTGACCGTTGCCCCACAGCGGGTCGTTGTTCGGCCCCAGCTGGCGGTACGTGATTACGGGGCTGGCGCTCATACGGGCGGCCCCGAGGTGCCGCTGCCGGTGGTGACGCCGGAGTGCTCGTGACTGGTGTAGGTGATGCCTGAAATGGTGGCGTCGTCGTGGCCTACGATGGTGCTGTCCACGGTAAGCTGCCCTATGATCTCGACCGCTTCGTCCACGGTAAGCTGCTCGCTGATCACCACGTTGCCGTTCAAGTTGATGGTGGCCGCCGTGATGTTGACGGTCCCCGGCACTATCTCGAACTCCGTAGTGCCGCCGTCCGGCGTAATGCTGACCTGGCCGGACTTCACGTCGATCACGGTGGCGCCGTCGTCCGAGCGCAGCTGCGCGGAGTCCGCGGAGTAGCCCACGAGCTGGCGCGGCTGGCTCCATATGCCGAAGATGGCGATGCCGTCCGTCAGGTCGTGCCGCCGCCGCTCCGGCTGGTTGTTCGCCGTGCCGCCGGACTGCCACCAGGCGTCGTAGCTCATGTCGGTGAACACCACCAAACACTCGTCCCCGGGGGCGATGGGGAAGCTGAGCGCGAACCCGCCCGCGCGCGGCAGCGCCACGGCCACGTTCGAGAGCTGCGGAAGATCCGTGGGCACCACCGCGCCGTTGCGCAGAATGTTCTCCTGCACCGCGGGCTGCACCACCACCGTCTGCCCGCCCACGCCCGGCCCCGGGTTGAAACTGACCACCACGGCGGGCACGGCCACGCGCAGCTCGCACATCTTCTGCCAGAACATCTCGTCCAGCTCCACGCCCATCTCGCCGAGCGCGGTGCCCAGGTTCAGGAAGCTGAAGGGGCTAGCCGTTCCCAATCTGCACCCCCGTCCCCTGGGATAGCGACTGCAGCTTGGCCGCCGCCATCAACCACCCCTCCACGTCCGTGTACCAATCGTTGCCGCGCGAGTCTCCTACGTAGCGCGCCGCGTACACCACGTACACGCCGTCCTGGCTAAGGATGCTAAGGCTGGACAGGTTCCCCGGCTGTATCTGCAGCTGCCGGATCACGGCGTTGTTGATTGCCACGCACATGGCCGGAACCTGCACGCCCACGTTCGGGTCCAGCAGAAGCCGGAAGTTCGCGCCCTTCTGGGTCTGCACGGGCGTGCCCACGATTCCCGTGGTGGGCGTGTACTGCTTGGCTTCTTGGTTGGCAATCGGGATGCCCGGATCGTTCAAGCCCGCGAAGTTGAGCAGCCCCTTGGACCCGAGCCACACCTGCATGTTGTTGTCCCTGGCCATTTCCCACAGGTGCTTCTGCGGGTTGCCGAACACTACCTTGCCGCGCGGCAGGTTCTTGCCCGCCAGCGAGGGTGATACCTGCCCCACCCCTATGGGGTGGAACGAGTTCTTGGCCATCTTGGCGATTACCTGCTGCTGCGTAACAACGTTGCCCGTAAACGCCAGGTTCACGTCGTTGCGGCTCAGCAGCCCCAGCCAGTTGAGGCAGTGAAGCGTTAGCTTGAAGTCCGTCTGGTTCTCGCGCTCCCACATGGCCTGCAACACGTAACCGTCCCAGATCACGCCGTACTGGTTCTTGGCCTGGTACCCGGCGCTGAGCGTCACCTCCATGCCCTGCTGGATCGGTATGGCTTGCGCCGTGCTGCTGCTGGGCGAGGACGAAGCGCCGCTGTTCGCACCCTGGCTCAGGATCTGGTTGGCCGTCTGCTCGTTCAGGTTGTAGACGCAGATCTCGGCAGACCAGAACTTCATGCCCCAGCTCGTGGTCACGTCGAACGTGATGCGCAACGCCTCCGGCTCCCACGCCGAGTCCGACAGGGTCAGCACGGTCTGGTTGCCGCCGCTGGCCGGGAACGCGATCTGCAGCTGGTACTTGCGCCCGAAGAGCGGCGTGGTGCTGGCGCTCAAGCGGCCACCTCACCGACCCGGTTGTCCGCCCAAATCATCTGGAAATCGCTGCCCAGGTCCAGGTTGTTGGGCGAGTCCTGCGCCACGCCGCTCACGTTCAGAATGTAGATGCTGCCGATCAGCAGCGACTGGAACTGGCGCAGCAGGTTCAGACCCGTCACCAGCGGCGCGCTGTCCAGCAGCAGGTTCTGGTTGCTGTCCTCTATCGTCATGGCCCAGTACCCGGCGATCTCGTTGTAGCGCAGAATGACGAAGAACGTCTGCACCCCGCCGTTCACCGACACGGCCACCTGCCATGTCTGGTTGGGAGCGCTGTCCAGCGGAATAAGTTGGCCTTGGTCCGTGGCCGGGGCCACGGCAGCAGTTGCGGACGGCGTCTGAATGGGCGAGGGGTTGATGTTGAACAGCTCGTCCACCACGGTGATCAGGTAGCTGAAGCCCGTGGACGTGTTCAGCACTAGCTGCGCCACCTGGTTCAGCGGCACGGCGGCCACGACAGTTAGGTTTAGGTCACCCATCGTGTCTATGCCCAGCTGATAGGTCTGGCTCAGACTGCTGTCCGTGATGTACACGGGCGCGGAGGGCGCAACAAACGGCGCCACCGTCTGCGTAAGCTGCGGCGACCCCAGCGCGGTGCTAATGCCCACGAGGTACACTACCCCGTTGGGGTCCTCCAAATAAATCATGTTCGGCGTCGGCAAGGCTACTTCTCGCTCATGGACGTCCAGTAGGACGTGCCGCTGATGGCCGTGGCCGTGTTCTGGTTGTCGCCCGCCCAAAACAAAATAGTTTGCGTGTCGCTAGCGCCGGAGGTAACGGAAGGCAGGTTGGTCGTAATGGTGGCCAC